GAGTTAGAAATTGAGGAGGTCAAAGAATTAATGAACACCGAGACCATTTTTACAGCTAAGGAGGCTGTAAAGTTAGGCTTTGCAAAAGAAATTTATGAGCCACTTAAAGCCGTGGCATATTTTAAAAATATAGATATGGGATTATTAAAAAATTTTAGAAACAACATGGCGACCCAAGAGGCTAGCGTAACAGAGGCACAAGCCGATAGCGTTAGCGCAGAGGTCGAAGAAGGTGACATCGTTGCCGCATTTGATGAGGCACAAGTTGCCGAAATTACGGCTATTGTTGAGACCGTAGTCGCTGAACTTATGGCGGGAACTGAGGAGGTAGTAGAAGCAAAGGTCGGAGAAGTGACCGCGCAAATACTTGATAAAGTAGTAAGCGAAGGAAGCGCTCCATTAAAGAAATCAATTTCACAGCCTACGCAGCCAATGAATGGCCTACAGGCATTTTATAACGCGAAAGCAAAAATCAAAAATAGCAAAATATCATGAGTGACATAACACCAATCACCCAGAACGCCAACGGAATAATTCCGATACCTAACTACCATTTACCCGTAGTTCTTGGCGCAACAACCATCGATCGAGGATTGATGAACGTAAGACCTTCTTATATGGATAAGGTCGAGATTATCAAAATGGACTCAAGCGCTAACAGCTTGCACGCTCCCGTTTCAACACCTACCACAGGCGTAGGCGATTACGCTATTACTAATAGGTTAATCACTACAGGAGATATCATGTATTATAGGGAGTTTAACCCGCTCAGAGATTTTGAGAATGAGTATGAATGGCAGTATAGCACAGGCCGCCAAGTAGACGCACGCCTTGCCGCAGTTACACAAACAGCTATCAACGAGTTAGCATCTGGCGACATTGCTGACGGTATGGAAAATTTGATCTGGAACGGTGACACCACAAGCGGAAGCGCTTGGCTATCTAGATTTGACGGTTTAATTAAATTACTTGACGCGGACAGCGACACAGACTTAAATAATGTAACCTTTGGCGCTGCTTTGACAGCTGCTAATATCATTGCAAAATTAGAGGCTATGATCGCCGCCTGTCCTAGCAGAGTTTTGGAGAATCTTAATATTAAATTTGTTGTTTCTCACAAGGATAAGCAAAAATTATTTGAGGCTTACAGAGATGCTACTATCACAAAAGGTATAAATATAATGGATGCGGGAGTTCCAACGCTTGCGGGTATTCCTGTTGTGTCTTGTGGTATTCCAGAGAACAAGGCTTTACTTGGAGTATTCAATAACGGCCGAGATGGTCAGCTACAAGCTGCGACTTGGATGGATCAAGACAGAGGTATTGTGGTAGATAGAATTGCTGCTAACTCAGAAGACTTTTTTATAAAGGCGTTAGTTAAGTTTGGCGTTCAGTATACTAGAGGATCTGAAATCGTTTACGGAGTTCAGTAATGAGTTGCGCGGGAATCTTTGAGGGCGCGACCGTTAGTTGCGCGTCGCCCCTCGCCGTCGGAATAGAACAAAGATTATTTTTAGCAAACCTAGATGATATTGAAGAAGGTGGGATCACAAAAGACCCCTCACAAAGCAATCTCATTACAGGCATTACGATGAAATCGGGTAAAACCTTTTTCGAGTTTGAAGGCTTAAAGCAATCTATATCATTTCAAGAGGAATTTGTCCCAAAGCCTTTTTCAACGGCCTATAAATTGACCGTCGACTTTTCTGTGTTTGATGTTTCAGCGTCACAGCGTAGAAATTTAGAGGCTATGGTATTCCAACCCCAAATAGCTATTTTATTCGGGCCCAATGACTCGAGTTTAGATAATGGTTTTTGTAATGTATTAGGCGTACAGGCGGGATTAGATGTTATTACTAGCATTCGTATTCCCGCCGATAATGAGACAGGCGGAGCGTACAGAGTACAGCTTGCCACGCCAGATGCGGGGGGAATTGAGACTAATTACTCAATGCCATTTTTTGTCACAGACTACGCGACAACGCTTGCGGCTGTAGTTGCATTAAAATCATAATATGGGAAATCTAAGACAGTCAAATTATAAGTCTGTTTTTCTTCAAAACCTCGAGGCCAAGCGTCTCGGGGTGAAGAAGGAAGTCGAGGCAAAGCCAACGGCTAAAAAGACTTACAAAAAGAAAAAGGTAAAAAAATAGATGGAGTTTTTAGGATCATTCGGCGCTAAGCCTACATTTCAGCGCATCGCTACGCCACGCGATACCGTTGATAATATTATCATGTACGGCGTAGACAATTTGTATCCTCAATTCATCGAATCTATTTTTAATTTAAGCCCAATAACAAAAAGCGCTGTCAATTTGATGGCGTCTTTTATTAGAGGCGACGGCTTTGAGAATGGCGACATCGAAGTCAATGAACGCGGCGAAACGGCTAACGATATTCTTTGGTCTATCTCTAACGATCAAGCCTTATATAACGGCTACGCTTTGCACTTAAATAGCAGCGGCCTTGGATCAGTCAAAACCGTTGAACATATACCTTTTGAGTTTGTACGCCTTGGCTTACCAGATCAAAAGGGACGCATTAGAGATGTGCGAGTATCTAATAATTGGGAGTCTAGCAATGAGCAAGCCTTACCAAGTGACAAGCTAAACGCTGTCAGATACTTATTATTTAACGATGCAGACAACGGCCGTGAGGCGCTCACATCAAACAGGGGTATGGTATTATATTCCACACCTAAAAAGAACGAGTACGCACTCAGCTCCATTGATCCAATTATCGAAACAGCGCAAAGCGATAACGAACTACAAAAGTTTGAACTTGGAAACATCACCAACGGCTTTTTATCTATGTCGATCTTCAAGTATCCAAGCGCGGGAGATAGTGAAGAACAAGAGGAGGCAATTAGAAAGCGTTTAAATGAATTCCGTGGGGCAAGCCATGCCAATAGTGTCCTCGTGATAGGGGTGGACGAAGATAGTGAGAACACTCAAAATCTTATTGAACAAGTACCGGCTAATAATAATGACAGCCTCTTTATTAATACGACTCTAAACGTAAAAAATAGAATATTACAAAACTTTGCTTTGCCGTCTGGCTTGATGGGAATGCTCCCAGATGGGGCTGTGTTTACCGCTACTCAGTTGGCGGATGAATATGTTTATATGAACCTACGAACCAAGGACACGCGAAACCACATAGAGCGACAAATGGCAAAGCTAGGTTTAGACCTTGGCAAAATTATACCTAATCAATTCGAATCTTCTCAAATGGCAGACAATGGCGTTACTACAGGATAAATTATTGTTTACAAAGGCCGACATTGCAAAGGCTCGAGAGATTAGCGCTAACATTACAGACGCGAAGATAGAGCCATATATAAGAGAGACTCAAAGCCTAAACGTAAGAACTTGGCTAGGCGATCAACTTTACCTATTACTATTAAATGACTATACGGTTTCTAGTAATCAATTTGGATCACAACGCTTTACAGACTTATGGTTCGGTTCTGACTATACGAACAGCAATGGAATAACCGTGAGACAAAACGGCCTCAAAATAGCAGCAATTTATTTCTGTTATGGTCAATTTATATTACAACAAAACACAAACGTAGGTCGATACGGTGTTGGCAGTCTAAACCAAGACGCCACAGAGACCTCAGGAACATCAACGGTAAGAACTAAAAAGAATCAATCTGACTCAATAGCCCTAAACTACCAAGCGGCGGTCGGTTTGTTCTTAAATGATAAGTCTACCACTTACCCAGAGTGGCAAACTAAGAATACCACAGGCCAGAAAATCGCTGCGCCATTCTTCAAAGTATAAAATACTTTTCGATAAGTCTTGTTATTTCAATTAGTTTAGTTATGTTTGTATCAGATAAACGAACAAACAAAAACAGACTATTATGAATGATTCAAAAACTTATACAATATCAGAAGATTTATACAAAGCAATTTTAGAGGCAGCATTTTTTAAAGGTTGCATATCAGAAAGTCAAGATACGGATAAAAATTTAGATGCTGCTTTAAAATTTGCTCTTAAAACTATTAGAGATCAACAGTACATATATGAGGATTAATATAGAACTACCAGAAGAACTCCACACCGCTCTCAAAGTTAGGGCGGCCGTGGAGGGTATTACTTTAAAACAATTGATTATTAACATTTTAAAAACAGACTAATGACTTTTTTACCTACAGATTACCAAGCGCCAAAGCCAAGCGGCGGCGGATATACCAAATGTCTCAAAGGCGATACAATACTCAGATTCTTAGGCGATCCAATAACAGGCTATGAATGGTGGGAGCCGATGCACGGCACAGAAAAGCCCGTGAGATGCAACAATTTTGATGAAATTAGAGATGAACACGCGACACAAAAAGCAAAGCATTTTTGGGCGTGCGCTGTGTGGAACTATGAGGCTAACGCTGTTCAGATATGGCAGATAAACCAACGCACTATTCAAGAGGCTATCATGAATTTAATTAACGATTCAGATTGGGGCGACCCACGCGATTACGATCTTAAAATAACTCGAACGGGTGACGCTTTGGAGACTAAATACACGGTTAGCCCAAAGCCTAAAAAGGAACTACCAGAGGCCGCCAAATTTGAATATGATTTGATGGGCATTAAGCTAGAAAAATTGATCACAGGAGATGACCCATTTGAAGGATGAGTACGCAAAACGGAGAGCCAGACATAGGCCCGACATTCGAGGAATTTTGGGAACTATATGATAAAAAAATAGATCGTAAGAAATGCCTAAAAGCATGGCAAAAGCTCGACCCAATGACACGCCAAGAATGTATTTATCACGTTGTTAATTACGTGGAAAGTACACCAGATAAAAGGTATCGCAAAAATCCATTTACTTATTTATTTAACGAGTCTTATTATGACGAAATTATCCAGACAAGAAAGTCAAGGCATAGGGCTGCCTTTGAATACATCATTGACCACTATAATTCGTGAAGTTCCAGAGGCTAAGGCTGTTAAAACAGCTGTTAGCGCTGCTATGTACAGCGTTTGTAATCTTTATCATGACGTGGATGTTGAAGCGTTATCGGGGATGATGGACGGCTTTTATAGAGAGTTCCAATATGAGCCGCTTTCTGTTTTTGTAGACGTGATAAACGACTTTAAAACAGGCAAAGTGAAGGTCTTTGGACGCATTACACCTAACCAGATACGCGAGAGTATAATGGATAAGCTAGATAAGATTGCACGGGAGCGCGAAAATGCGCATCTAGATTTAAAGGGGGACGCGGGAGACCGCTCCACCCTTACTCTTAGGGAGGCATTGGCTAAGGTAACTACTCAAAAATGATAAACAGCAGAGCAAAAGGCCACGCATATGAGTTGCAAATAGTCAACAGGCTAAAAGAACTAGGCTATGACGCTGTGACTAGTAGATCAGAAAGCAAGCGAATGGATGATTTAGGCGTCGATATAATAGACAATACCGACTTTTATATCCAATGCAAAGCCGTGGAGAAATTAAAGCCTAGCTTGCATGACATTTTAAAAAGGATGCCTACAAAAAAAGTGCCTGTCGTTTATCACAAACGTAATAATAAAGGGACTATTGTTTCACTAAACTTACACGATTTTGAAAGACTTTTACTCATACAAACCCGCGATTGATCCTTTTGAAACCTACGAACTAGCGCGAAAGGAATACCTAGAAAAGAAGATAAAAAAAGAAAATTACATTTCATTTTTAAAAAGATTACGCTATTATGAACGTAGACGAAGCACTTAAATTATTAGAGGCAAAAGTTGAGGATGATATCCACGACTTAACGCCAAAGGATAGGCTTTTATTTTGGGCTAACTTGCTCGAATTTAAGAAAGCCAAGATTCAAAGAATACCTTTTCTAGTACCAGAAAACGACGCTAAAATTATCATAGAATATGAGGACTATACGATTAAGACACACGCGAGTATTCCAAAGCCTGTGGACAAGCCAGAAGAGGATTAACGCATTCAGAGGAGGCGCAAGGTCTAGTAAGACACATAGCATTTTACAAGGTATTTCCATCTGGCTAGCATCTGGTTATTTCGGAGATGACTATGTACCTAAAGGGACTTTCTCAGTAATTCGCGAGACGCTACCCGCTTTGAGGGCGTCAGCTTATAAGGAGTTTATTAATTTACTCCAAGATATGGACGTCTATTATTATGTAGACCATCGCAAAACATTGCTAGAATTAGAGTTTGAAAATAGAATCGTTCAGTTTTTTAGTACGGACGACCTAAATAGTGCTAAGCTGAGAGGGAGACAAAACACATTTTTTTATTTAAATGAGGCAAATACAATACCTTTTGAGGCTTTCAATCAGTTAATAATGAGATGTGAAAAGTTTTGTATCTTGGATTATAACCCCGCGGGAATAGAAAATTGGTGCAAAACATA